AAATCAATCAAGATTCCAGAGGCAAAATCTCCTCCTCCAGTGGATGTAAAGGGAATCAAGAAGGAAGTTACTGAGTTGGTGATGAAATCAATCAGGGTACCAGAAGTAAAATCTCCTCCACCAGTGGATGTCGAAAGAATCAAGAATGAAGTTACTGAGTTGGTGATGAAGTCAATCAAGATTCCAGAGGTAAACGCCTCTCATGTTGATGTCGAAGGAATCAAGAATGAAGTTACTGAGTTGGTGATGAAGTCAATCAAGATTCCAGATGCAAAATCTCCCCCTCCAGTGGATGTAAAGGGAATCAAGAAGGAAGTTACGGATTTGGTGATGAAATCAATCAAGATTCCAGAGGCAAAATCTCCTCCTCCAGTGGATGTAAAGGGAATCAAGAAGGAAGTTACTGAGTTGGTGATGAAATCAATCAGGGTACCGGAGCCAGTTGATATTCAAAAAATATCAGATACCGTAACTTCAACTATAAAAAGAGATTCTATTGCAAGTGTAAACTCCATACGAGAGGACCTCATGAGTCGGATACAAGACCTTACAAAGGTAGTCGATGGTCTACTCAAACCGGTTCCAGAAACAACTACACATGGCCAATCAACGACGGACCGTCTTATTGGTGCTGAAAAAGAAATTCGTGCTCTTCGTGCAAAAATAGATGAAATCGGAAACACCATAAAACCTCGGATAGAACCTGGAAGGAGTCCTCGGTCCGGTTCACGGTCGCGTGCACGGAAGGATGTTGATCAGCATAGATTATCAAGTCTACCGGTATTTTCTGCAGACCTCGTTGAAGACCTTGTTATAGAAGGAGGGGCAAATGTATACCCACTTGTTCGCACTCCCGAATGGGGTATTCTCAAAGATTCCGAGAAGGCATTTGACATATCAAGCGGTTGTTACATCGCCCCATTCCCTGGAAACTACAATGTTGTACTACTTTTAAAGACAGTATCAACAAGTGTAACTGCTCATATATCAGTGGAACACCAAGATAGCCATGGTAATATTCGTCGCGTGTATGCGCTAGATCAAAGTTCGTTAACTGACGAAAGTACAGGCCAGGTGATGCTAATGGATGTAAATACCAATGATAGGATATGTATAATGATACAAACTAGATTTAACATGAAACTGGTTGGTCGTGAAATGATTACACAAGAAGATACTGGTAAAGAATACCCAGAAATATACAATGTATTACAAATCACATATTTCCCACATAGAGGGTTCTGCGAGGTCCCTCCAACCGAGAACAATATAAGGGCTTAAGCATATCCTACGGTGTAATTGAACCAGGAGTTGGTGCTTCGTACGTCTCGCACGAAACATCACTAACAAAGTGACGATGGATATTACCGACTTTACCTCATCCGATGCATGGACGCTGATCGATGCATATATGCGTCGTCAGCAATCCAAGGTGAATCCCCTAATCTCTCATCAGATTGCATCATACAACATCTTCCTGGAGAGTGGTCTTGACAATGTGATTCAGGGAGCATCGCCGATTGTATGTGACACGGAGGAGCATATTGACGGCGAGGAAGAAGTTACGAAAACTCGCGTGGAGATGTCATTTGGTCGTATTCGCATTCGGAAGCCAACGATTACGGAGAAGAACGGATTTGTTCGCCAGATGAATCCGAATGATGCCAGGCTACGGAATGAGACGTATGCTGCAAAGATGGAGACGGAGGTATTTATCAAGACAATTGTGACTCAGTCTGATGGTGGTGTATCTGCATATGAAAACAGTATCCCCCGTGTGATTCTTGGGTCTGTTCCTATTATGCTGAAATCATCTCCGTGTCCTCTCGCTGGTGCATCACCTGATAAGGCGAGGGAGATGGGCGAGTGTGCGTTTGAGGAAGGTGGTTACTTTATCATCAACGGTGGTGAGCGTGTGATTGTAAGTCAGGAGATGATTACTGAAAACTGGCTGTATGTATTCCAGGGAGGAAGGGGTAGCAAGTATCTGTTTCTCGGCGAACTCAAGTCTGCACCGACTGATAAGCAAGGATTCGTTCGTGGTTACTGTATCAAGATGATGCGTACAAGGGATCACGGCGATGTAATGCGTGTGAACATTCCAAAGGTTCGTATGGATATCCCCCTAGGAGTTCTCTTCAAGGCGATTGGTATCATCACTGATGAAGCAATCGCAAGGCGTGTGATTGGTGACTTTAAGGATGAGCATGCGGTTACTTATTGGAAACTCCTTGCTCCTACTCTTCGCGAGGCTGAGCCGTACGAGACACAGTATCAGGCATTGGAACTCCTTGCGAAGAATACGAGTCTATCTGCTAGGGTTCCTATTGAAGACCGTATTGAGTTTGTGAAGAAGGTTCTAACAGAAGACTTCCTTCCTCACATTGGCAGGGATACTGAATCTGCACATGAGAAGAGCTGGTTTATGGGATATAGTGCCCGTCGTATTATTCGTTGTATGACTGGAGAAGTTGGATATGATGACAGGGATGGATATCATAACAAGCGTGTTGAACTGGCTGGGTCTCTAATGACGAGACTGTTCTACCAATATTGGACGTCTAAGGTGCTTCGCGATATCCGCTCTGGCGTACAGAAGGAACTCCAATCTGGGGCATGGCGTGCAACGAGGTCATATGACGATATTATTAATGCGACAAACATCTTCAAAGTTATCCGTACAACGATTCTTGATGCGGGTCTAAAGTATGCTCTTGCAACCGGCAACTTTGGGATGAAGAACAGTATTGGTAAGGTTGGAGTATCGCAGGTTCTTGCAAGGCTCAATCGGAATGGTACTGTATCACATCTTCGCAGACTGACGACACCAGTTGAAAAGAGTGGTAAACTAGTTGCTCCACGTAAGCTTCATTCCACTGCATGGGGGATTGTATGTCCATCAGAGACACCAGAAGGTGAGTCGGTTGGAGTTGTGAAGAACCTTTCTATGACGACGGTTGTTACAAACGGAACGTCTCCAGTAATGGTTCATGCACTTCTTCGAGACAGGGTGACGCTAATGGAGGATATAACGGATGATAAAAGTCATTTGATGGTACAGAACACTCGCGTATGGGTAAATGGGCGCATGTTTGGTCTCGTAGATGATGGGGTTGACATTCTCCGGTTCTTGCGTGCGAAGCGTTCTATGGGTATTATCAATCCAATGACAACTCTATATCTGAAGGAAAAGGACTTGATTGTATGGACAGATACTGGACGAATTCTCCGCCCACTTCTGCGTATTGGTCGGGATGGTCGCCTTCGTATCACTCGTGATATACTGGATAGGCTTCAGGACAGTACTCTTAACTGGACGAAGATGGTATGTTCTTCTGGAATGGTTGCAAAGCCTGGTGAGGTTGCTGGTTATGACAGTATCCCGAGCGCAATGATTGAGTACGTGGATGTGAATGAGATGAACTCGTCAATGATTCTTATGGGTCCCAAGTATTGTAACCCGCGCATCAGGTACACGCATATGGAGATTCATCCCTGTACAGCACTTGGTACGATGGCAAGTATGATTCCATTCCCTGACCACAATCAGGCACCGAGGAACACGTACCAGTCTGCAATGGGAAAGCAGGCAATGGGGATCTACGCAACGAGTTATCAGGATAGGATGGATACAGCGAGCAATGTGCTGTGTTATCCCCAGAAGCCGCTTGTGTATACCCGTATGGATAAGTACTTCCGTAATACCGAACTGCCAAACGGTATGAATGCGGTTGTTGCGATTATGTGTTTCACGGGTTACAACCAGGAAGATTCTGTGTTGCTAAACAAGGCGGCTGTGGAGCGTGGGCTATTCCGTTCCTTCTTCTACCGGACGTATCGCGATGAGGAAAAGAAGAATGCGACGACGGGTGAAGAGGAGAAGTTCTGTAAGCCTGACCCTACAAAAACGGAGGGTATGCGTCACGGTTCGTATGACAAACTATCTACGGAAGGATATGCTCCTGTAAACATGTGGGTTGAGAGCGACGACATTATCATTGGTAAGGTTTCGCCGGTTCGACATGGAAAGTCTGGTGGTAAGAAGTCTGGTGGGGCATCCCGAATGCGTGATGTGTTCACAGAGAAGGTTACGTATCGTGACTTGAGTAAAACGCTTCGTTCAAACGAGGATGGGTATGTGGACCGTGTTTATCGCACTATCAATGGAGATGGTTACTGTGTGATGAAACTTCGTGTTCGGTCTGAGCGTGTTCCTACGATTGGAGATAAGTTCAGCTCGCGTCACGGGCAGAAGGGAACGTGTGGAATGATTATTCCGGAGGAGGATATGCCGATAACTCCAGATGGTATTCGGCCAGATATCATCATCAATCCTCACGCGATTCCTAGTCGTATGACTATCGCACAGGTTGTTGAATGTGTGCTTGGAAAGGCTGGTTGTATGACTGGATCGTTCGGCAATGGTACTCCGTTTGAGAAATTTGATACTCATGAAATCGGCGATGCACTTGAGCGTCACGGCATGGAGCGTTGGGGCAACGAGGTGCTGATGAGTGGGATTACTGGTGAGGTCTTGTCGTGTCCCATCTTCATTGGACCCACCTTCTATCAGCGACTGAAGCATATGGTAAATGACAAGATTCACTCCAGGTCGTCTGGTCCTGTCGTAATGCTTACGCGTCAGCCTGCCGAGGGTAGGTCTCGGGACGGTGGTCATCGTTTCGGTGAGATGGAGCGTGACTGCATGATCTCGCACGGTACGAGTGTGTTCCTCAAGGAGCGAATGATGGATGTGAGTGACAAGTTCCCTATGACCATTGGCAAGGCTACTGGACGGGTTTCTGTGACAGACCCAGGAAAGGGCATCTACAGGGGACTTGGAGGTACTGGTGGTATCCATACGGGTGATGGTGTGGATAAGGACGACGAGAAGGGATTCGCACACGTAGATATTCCGGCAGCAATGAAGCTTCTTATGCAGGAGATTGAGAGTATTGGTATTACTACGCGGATGTTGACGGCATGATGATATGAATGGTGTTGTGCGTGTTGTGAGTATTTTTTTGAATCCAAACGACGAGTAGATAGATGAGTGCCGATTCACCTAAATATGTTATATTCCGCACAGGGACGAGCAGTGGAAGTGAAACAACACCGATGGTGTTATATGATTCTGTAAAGGTGGAAACTATCCAATCAGGAAATCCACAGGAGGTATTCAGGGTATACTCCAATGTTCCAGAAACGGAGCGTTTATTTCGTGAAAGGGAAGGGGCGCCTGTCCAATATATGAAGATTGTTCGTCAACCTTCGATGGAACTTGCGACATTGCCACCTCCGCGGAATAACATTTTGTATTTGATTACGGAGTATGAAACCATTCGTGACCCTATTTTCACTATGCTTGCGGACCAGAACATATTGGTATATGCTCGCAAGGATGACGATTTTAAGACATTCAGGGAGTCATTGAAGTCAATGGAACATCATTTTAACGAACAGTTCGAGTCTGGGAAGAAGGATGATGTACTCAAAATGATTCACATTGGTGTGAATATATCGGATTCATACGTATTATCTTCGGCTTCCAACGATGATGAGCGCATCGAGAAACCCAAGTCTCTTCAGGATATGAAGGCAAAAACCTTGACAGAACTGCTAAAGGATATACATTCGCGTTCATCTGGGTGGGTTATCGTGTTGGATGTGAATAACCAGCTGTCAGGATCATCATTCAATCCTAAGGGACTGAACTTTACAAGTGAACCATTGTCTCTGGATCCAACACAGCCAGCGCCTGTCCCCAAGCCAGCAAATCCAGTGTCAACACCACATACTGTGTAAAATTGATGCTACATGTTATATATGTGTATGATGTTACATAATATCATCCAGATATGGCCGCTGCAATGTCACTCAATAGTGCGATTGAACGTTGTATTCGTGAGGCAAGCGACCAATACGAACTAAATGCCACGGACATCAGTGTAAATGAACATCGGGTCCAATGGAAATCAACATGCGGGGGACCAATCGGTGAAATGATATTTCGCGTTCCTATTCGGCGGTTTGAGGCAGATATTGAAATGGGGGTGAGGGATGTATCGACTCTCATATCGTTTGCAAGTTTGACCCTCCAAGAAGAAAACAGGGGACTAGCTGAGAATATTCGTACTGCTGTACAATGTTACGGGGCACCTTATTATTTCAAGTTAGCCGACAATATGTATCGTGTCATTGTATATATTGGTCTTCCAGTGGAAGGGACGTATACCACTATTAATGTCGACTACACAAGTAACAATGAAACAGGTGAATATACATGGGAAATACCCCATTCCGAAAATCTGTATGCGAGTTTCCAGAGAAGTCAACTACTAGGGGGTGATACGGAAGACCCTCCATCACTAACTAACGATATCTCGGCATACGATGCGATTGGCCTGCGTGCTACACAGAGCATTGGACTACCTATTCGTGGAGTAAGTGATTCGATTCGTGAACAAAGTGGTTATCCGGACACACTTCTATCACCCCCAATGGAACTAAGTGATGATTCAGCGAATACATCCTCAACCGAACATGTATTTGCCGAACCCACGTAAACTCTGTATATTGCTTGTCTCAACTTTTTCGTAAACTCAGCAGATGGCGGACTTTAGCACAGCAGTTAAGAAGATTGTTCCTACGACTGGCGAATCGAAAGTGCTTCTTGGATGGGGTCTTGCGGCGGCGGTGATGTTTGCGCTCCAGTATGTTGCGTTTGCGTTTGTGAGCGGGAGCGGTGTGTCTAGCAAGCGTCTTCCAGTGATGCGCGTGCTTGTTCTTGGTGGTATTGCATATGCGGTACTGATGATGCGCGACCTCGTTGCGTATTACGCTGGCGTAGGTGTTGATGAGATGTTTTCTATGTCGCCGGTTGTTGTGTTCGGAGTATTGTTCTTTATGGGAGTGTTCCTTCTGTATGGGATCCACGATATTCAAGACATCGGTTCGTCGGTAGCGTTTTCTTCACAGAAAACGAGCGGCAATCTGTTTTCGCTGTTTTTTGAGTCCTCCGGAAGCGAGGGATTTGAGGAGATAGACGAGACAGAAGCGACTCATAACCCAACTGTACAGCAGCAACCGCGGGCGCCTATCGTTCAAGTGACAAGTGGCGATAGTATGGGAGTATCTCAGTACGGGGCTAGTAGCGACCCGTTCGCGAACCCCGGTGCGGGTGGCGGTCATTCTCTTCCTCAGGGAACACGGGATAAGGATGCGAATAAGACTATGTATGACCAGCGCGGTGGCGTATCTTCTCCTCAGCAGCCTGCCCAACAACCTGCCCAACAGTCTTCTCAGTTGATGGCGGCGGGCGGTATGATGGGAGGTGGTCTTGGTGGTGGTTCGGCGTTTGCCGCGTTTTAAGTATGTATATGATTTACGTTTACGCACTGCGTAAACTTAAAACATAAATCAAGGAGATAAGTTGCTCAGAACAGCAGGCGGACGAACACGTACAGGGCGATGATGTCCATTACGCTCTTCGTAGGCTTGGCAACCGACATCAGCTTGGTGACGTGGTTGTTCCAGAGGTACTCGCCGAACATCGCGATCAGAAGTACGGCTACCACCATCGCCGCAATACGGCCAAGGAGGCTCATCATACTCTCGTTCATCAGCGGGTAGCCGCGAACGGACGAAAAGCCCTCCTTCTTGGCCTCCTCGTGCTCCTGTACAACCTGGCTGTTATGGCTCTCGGCAAACGCTCTGGCACAATCGGCAAAGGCTTCCTCCATAATCGTTCTACTCAGCACAGGATGATTTTTCAGCTATATGAAGAGCCTTCAGTCTGTCCAAATCACCATCCCGAAGAGCATCCAGGGCACCGTCAATAAAACGCACCATGTGGTGTTCGCGATCCCACATACCAACCTGAACAGGCTCTTCTAGATTGTAACAATACACACGCTGTGTGTTTCTGTCAAGCATATATACAACTCCCTTGTACCGAAATAACCTTAGATTAACCATTTTGATGATGAAAATATACTATACGACTCGATATCGGTTCAATTACGCCTCAAGAACAATCTTCTTTGCCTTGGGATCCCACGAACCAACAATCGTCTCCTCGGCATCGTCGGCCTCCGCAACCTCGTTTGTGTCCAGGAATACAACATAACGAACCCCATCCTGTTCAACTTCCATCGCCTCTTCCTCTTCATCATCCCCTCCTGCAGGTGCGGGTGCAGGTTCAGGTTCAGGTGCAGGCTCGGGCTCAGGCTCAGGCTCAGGCTCAGGTGCGGGAGCAGGGGCAGGAGCGGGTGTAGGAGCCTTCTTAGGCTTTGCCTTCGTCTTTGTGTTCCTCGCATTTTTAGGTACCTCAGTCGCCCCACCGAGACCCCACTGGCTCGCAATCGCTGCCATCATAGACTCAATCTGGGACACAGATTCCTCGGCCTTTTCACGGGTATCCCGGGCCTGCTGAAGCTGGTCCTTATAATCTTCAATCTGGCTCTCAAGTTCAGTAATCTTATTCTCAAACTCCTCAATCTCTCCATTTAGAGTCGTTACCTTAGTCTTCATCGCAGAAAGCATATCACCAGGATTCATTGCCATTGTATATTCACCTTGTATGTATTCTTGGGTATGCCACGCTTAGACCGGTTCAATTTAACCAACCAACCAACGAATATTTGTAATCATCCCATGGATCGGTATACGAAATAGCGAAACACATTCCGGACTCAAACGTACACGATATGCCCACCCACGTGGGATTACAAGAACGTCCCCACCGTGTAAGGTAAACTCTTCACCCTTAACTTTCTGTACCGTCTTCTTACAAACCATATCACCGTGTTCAGTTGATTTGAACTTCGGGAAGGTTGGCTGGTTTGGGTGGAATACACGAATCGTCGCCTCACCACCAACACAACGAAGGATATCCTCCTCTGATGTAACAAGTGTGAATGGTGACTCTGGGTGATGCCCTGCTGGGTTTGGGATCATACTCGGCGTCCCGAACATATACGGCCACGTAGGATCCCGAAGACCAGACCTAACCATCTCCCACCAGTTACCTTCACGGAATGGTTTGTATGACCATGTAACCAACCGACCTCTTGCCTTTGAAATCGGTAGTCGCTTTTTGTCTGTCCGTACAGTCCCACCGATTCTCTTCAAGAAATCACGCATATCATTGATTTCTTCACTCACATATATACCAACCGATTCTCCACGCATAATCATTGGTCTCCCAGACCGTGTTGTTATTGGGAAGGTTCGTGTTCTTTTAGAGTATCGCGGAGTTCCTTTACTGCTCTTCGGTGGGTCCCAGATATCACGTGTTTTGGCAATCCCAATAAAGACAAACAGTATTACAAAAATACTCCCAACAATGATACTAGTTATGTCCATCTGGATAATACAGGAAGTTATATAGGCTGATTTGGTCACGCGACCATCGCCATCCGTACAGTTGGATGTGGGTTGTAGCCAATGATGCGAAATCCTCCATCAATCTCCATCAGGTCATCGACGCTGTAACCATCCAAGTCACTCGTAAACTCAATCGTTGGGAAAGACCGTGGTTCCCTCTCGCACTGCCCACGAAGAGCATCAACGTGTCCCTCGTATACATGACAATCTCCAAATGACATTACGAGCTCATTTGGGGGGACGCCGACGGATTTCGCTATCACGTGAGTAAGAGCAGAATACGATGCAATATTGAAAGGAACGCCCAGGCCTATATCGGCACTTCGTTGGTACATATGACAAGAAAGGCCCTTCTTACCAATCCAGAACTGGGCAAGTATGTGACACGGAGGCAGCGTCATCTTTGGGAGGTCGGCTGGGTTCCAGGCACTCATAACTGCCCGCCTTGTTCCGGGGTTACGCTTGAGTTCATCTACAACCCACTGTACCTGATTTACACCTTGTCCATCATACTGGCTGGTTCCATTGCTGGGGTCCACCTCTTTACAACCGACATAGGATGCTCCAAAATGGCGCCACTGAAATCCATAAATGGGTCCAAGATCACCAATAGTAGGATCTGAATCTGGCCATAGAGGGCCAGCATCCGCGTTTCCCTGCCAAATACGAACCTTACGGTCTGAGAGGTGCTTGTTATCTGTACGTCCTGATACGAACCATTTGAGTTCCTCCATTACAAGACGGAATGGTACACGCTTGCTAGTAAGAAGTGGAAGTACTAGGTCCGTTATGTTACCAGAAGTGTCGCGCCTCGTCAGGTCAAACCGGAGTTGCCTCCCAAATACGGACAAGGTTGTCCCATTGCGGCCCTCCCTTTCTTCGCCGTCCGCCAATACTTCTCTTACAAGTCCTAAGTATCCAGCTTCATTGGTTGACATCCTACTTTGTAGATCGTGTTAAGTTGTTAAGTATGTCTTCAGGTAGTGAAGATATGGATGACATTCCTGAACGAAGACAACCAGCGAATGAGTTCCTGAATATGAATATCCGGGATAAAGAACTCAAATCTCAGTTTACAGACAAACTAAAAGAATACGTATATGTTCCGTGTGATGACACGGATGAACCAGATGTAGGGGCGTTCATACGTTATATTGACCGACGTGATTTTCCCCCTGTTCTTCGGTCAGGAGGCTATGTTGTGGACGTATTGGAGAACACAGTTCAGTTAAAGGCCGGTAGACGTGTATGGAAAATATATAAACACGTATCATGGTGTTTTCAGAAAAAACGTACAACTGATTATCTTCTTGACGCGGTTGCGAACTTATTTGACAACTCACGTGATTCTTAGACACTGAGAGATAGATGGGTGATAACGAGGTTGGAATATATACGTTAATGAGTGAAGTTCGCTCAGCAATGTCGTCACTTGATTATATCAAGAAGGAACTTAGCCATCCAGAATATGCGTCTATGTATTCTGCTGAAATAGCGGATGTTAAATCTCAAAGGAGAGAACTATCTAGAGTTCTTGCTGCGCTGAGTGAAATAGAATCATCCGTGTATTCATACGAAACAGTACAGTTACAGAAGAAGTTTCCGGGATTGGACCCATCTACTCCCGATGGACATCGGCTGATTCGTACTTCCGTGGCGAAACATACACACAGTTCCGCAACCGCAGAGACAGGTGATGACGAAGGTGATACCGAAGAGGATGACGAAGGTGATATCGAAGAGGATGACGAAGGAGATGCTCTTATTGGAAGTACATCTCGTCTTGTAGATGATATTAAGAGTTCTATATCACCTGACCTTACGACTATGATTGGTAGGATTTCGAAGATTGAAACTGATATTCAAAAACTGCAGACCCTTGTGACTGAGTTGAAGCAGAAAGCTGCTGCTGCAAAAGGAGCTCCTGGTAAGATTGGATTCTTTGATAGGCTTCAAGATACAATAAATCTGGCATCACAGGTTGCTGGAACGGTTACTATACGTGGTGTGAGGCATACGATTGAAACGTATTCTGCAGATGAACCGGTAAACAAGATGTTTACGTCACGATTTCAAAATCTTGGTGATAATAATCTGGTTCTTACGATTAAACATCTACATAAAGATGCCGCTGAAAGAGTTAAAAGTAGTGTGATATACGGAAGTACTACACTGAAGGAATACAAGGCAGCCCGAACTTCAGATGTGTCAGATGCGAGTGACGCAGGCAAATCTGATTCTGTATTGAAGAATGTAAGCCTACCAGATTCATATCGTTTTATTTCACTTATTCCTACTGCACCACTATCTCTTGGTCTTCCTGCTGATAAGGCGTTTTCATCGATTCTTCACGACGTCGCGGAGCAAGTTACGAAGAAAACATATACATTCAATACGCATGATCCAACTACATACGAAGAATCTGATACAGGAAGTGATATTGTGTTTGATCTCAGCGGTGCTAAACGAAAATCTCCTTCGTATCTTGAAGAAGCGATATTACGTCTAAGTCTAGAGTATCTTGATGTAATCCATAAATATCTAATATCGACACAAAATACAACACGTGGATATGTAGCGATTCTCCCGTGTTCTGTGTTTGGTATGAAACTATCTACTAAGTTACTCCATTACAAGACTCCCGGGAGATTCTCGAAGGCAACTGGTGATGAAAATAAGAAATCAATGAAGGATTTGGTGGAAGCGTATAATATGATTGGTGATGAACGTAAACAACTTCCCCATATTGCGTATGTACATACAGATAATATCAAATATCCTATATATAATCTAGAACATGATTCTGAGAGTATATATTCATCCAAACTACCAAAGACGATAAGTATGCTTGGCCAGCTATATGTACGATTTGCTAGAAAGTCTTCGAGACAGCCTCTTGTCAAGATAGGTCTTCAAGATACGATTGCTGGAAGTGCGGTTCTATATGATTTTCCTAACTTCAAAATATCATATGTATACAGTGCGTTTAACGAAGCAGACGATACAGTAATCGAATCAGAAGCAACTCGTAAGACCACTTCATAGATATGTACATATTTTGACATATTTTGACATATAGGGAGTTTATTATGTTTTCTCCATTTCGTAATATAGATATAGAGTATGCCCGGAAGTCTTGTTGCTCTGGTCGCGAAATCAGATGAGGATAAATATCTTACCGGAAATCCCCAGATTACTTTCTGGAAGTCTTCGCATAAGCGCCATTCCAACTTTGCGCTTCAGCGTTATCAAATCACACGGCCCACATCCCGTCTGATGTCAACCACGGTAGACTTCAAGATAGAACACGTGGGTGACCTTCTCCGTGGTCTCACACTTGAGATTACACTTCCCGACATAACAACTATTTCATCGACAACTGTTTCAGCCGAGGACAAGTTTTACACTGATAACGTTGGTTGCGCCGCAATCGATAAGGTCGAATTCATCATAAATGGCCAGGTAATACAGACACTATGGGGAGATTGGATTGCTGCATATCAGTTGTTGGCTGAGAACTTTGGCAAACAATATGCTCTGGACGAACTTCGTGGTGGTGATGTTGTGTTTAATGGTTTAACCAATAAAGAGGAAGGTTCTGGAGTTGGGTTTATAGCAAGAATACCTCTCCCGTTCTGGTTTTCACGTACGAGTGGTTGTGCTGTGCCACTGGTTGGTCTTAAACATACGGATGTGCGCGTGAGGACATATTTGCGCCCATATGACCAGCTCGTATATAGTCCAGTGGATATACGTCTCCCAGGCGCATATTCCTATGGGTCTGTTCAGTTATTTGCAGATGTTGTTCATCTGGACCGCGAGGAGCGTAATACATTCACAACGTCACCCCTTGAATACCTCGTAGAGACTGTACAGCAGAACCATCGGGTTCTTACTGCTGCAAAGGCTCAACTGAGTAGTACGAATCCCGTACCACTAGGTAATTTGACAGTTCCTACGGTAATGGAATCAGTACCGCTTCAACTGAGTCTTCCTACGAAGGAGTTGGTATGGTTCCTCGAGCCCCAGCCCAAGTCAACGGTATATTGTGATATGAGTGAAAATCGCTGGCTTCAGTTCCCAATCGGTGAACATGATTTATCTGGTAACTTCTATGCCGATCTCATCCAAGACGCAACTCTTCGTGTTGGTGGTCAGTCTGTATTTGAGACAGAGAGTGCCGATTGGTTCCGCCTTGAGCAGCCAATTCGTTACCATACAAATGTACCGGCTCAGCGCATAAAGGGTGTATACGTTCATTCGTTTGCGATTCGTCCCGAGGAATATCAACCATCTGGAACTCTGAACTTCAGCGCAGTTGATAAGGCTGAACTCATAATAAGTATGTCTCGTCCTACCAAGAACTACAACCTCGTGGTATATGCATGGGGATATAACGTGCTTCGCATCAGCAATGGTCTTGGTGGTCTTGCATATTCTTACTGATTTTAACCTATTATGTATGTTCGTGTTGCTTAGGTAGTTAGAAACCACCGAGGCAAAATGGCATGTGACCCAAGCAATCCTATCCGTGGTGGAATGTGTTCGTTACAAGATACTGGTCCTCCGGACGTGATTCTTTCTTTGCGAGGAGCAATCAAAACGCCGGAGCAACAAGGAAGTAGTAAGGCTGGAAACTATAACGCGATTGGGAAGAATCTTGGTGCGTTAGGTTATTATGCCTCGGCTCTTGGTGAGGGTTCACAGTTCAAGGGGTATGGTATACGCAAGGCATATAGTACTGGCATTGAATGCTCAAATATCAAAGGACAATATGCACATAGACTTGCCGATGGAACAGCGGTTGGTATTGCAGGTGAGTACGGAGTTGTTCCTAGATTGATTGGGTCACTTGCAGGACTTGTACCGGGAGATCTTGTTTCATCGGCAAAGACTGGAACTACATGTAAAATGATGTGGATTCACGAAAATACCGATGCGGAGGCAAACAATATTAGACACAAGGGAATGGATGGGGTTCCAGCTGGAAACAAAATCGCCGTATCTGACGCAAATGGTGTAGATTATATAGGAATGAACAAGCAGTGTGAAGCAAACGCGTTTGGCAAGGGCGCCTGTAAGATGTACCCAGTTCAGGACAGCGATGTAAACCCAAGTAGTGAAGAGGGATTCCGCCGTAGACACCGGGGTTCCTGGCGTAGGGGGGGATATCGTCCTCGGCGGAGATGGTACAACCGTTATCCCCTTCCTGTATATTACTCGCCACCTGTTGTTATCGACAGGCCGGTGTATGATTACACCACACCTGAGGTCGTTGTTATCAAAGACACTCAAACATCAAAAGACACTAACTTAATGACACCATTATTGGTACTTGCTGGAGTTGTTGCGGTTGGAAGTATTATCGCTCTGCGGAAATGAGTATTCGTGTTTACATCATCTTCGGGACGAACCGAGCAACCGCCAAACCAGCCGCTACCTGGACAGCCGTGTACAGAAGCGTATCCATCGCGCTCAGCGATCCCAACGCGTAACTCATTACAGACACTGCGGGGTTCAGGTTTCCACCCGATATGCCAGCCGTCAGGAATACCGCAGCGGCAAGAGCGGCACCAATCGCAAGAGGGTTACCCGATGTAGCGCGGATTACGGCAAGAAACAGAAATGTTCCAAAGAACTCGGCAAAGTAGGCACCCGAACGCATTCTATATGTATATCCGTTAATAATCATAACTGGGGACAATGAATTGACCCGCGTTGTGATAAGAGTGACCAAGACACTCACATAGTAGATATTATGCCTCCACTTGTCATCAGTATTGAGGGAAACATTGGTTGTGGCAAGAGTACATTCCTATCATATCTCATCAGTCAAGCCACCATGGATTCGTCGGGAGATGGCGTAGTTGGTATGCTTGGTGGTAAGACGGTAATGTTTGTCCCAGAGCCAGTATCCGATTGGGAATCAATCCGTGATGAAAGTGGGACACCGATGCTTTCACTCTTCTACAAGGACCAAGCCCGTAACGCATTCAGCTTCCAAATGATGGCATACATCTCCCGTCTAGTCGCGATTAAGCGTGCGATGGAATGCGATGTGGATGTTGTTATCACGGAGCGATGCCTTTACACTGATAAGGAGGTATTTGCAAAGATGCTGCACGAGGATAAGATGATTCGTGAAGTTGACTACCAGATTTATCTTCGGTGGTTTGAAGAGTTCGCAAGGACCGTCCGTCCTGATCACGTCATCTACCTGTCTGCGGACCCTGAAAGGTGCTTGGAAAGGACCCGTGTGAGATCTCGGGATGGTGAAGATGGAATCCCTCTTGAATACTTGGCGAGATGCCATACATTCCACGAAAAATGGCTTCGCGAAAACCGTATGTGCTTCTGCACACATATCGTGGATGCGAATGTAGACAATACTGTGGTCAACGCTCTTGGTCACCCAGTGTGTTACCACGAGTGGCGGGGTATTCTGGATGTTGCGATTCAGTCATCTTGAAGTACGTATGAATCATTTCAATGTTTTCACTTTTGAAAACGTAGATAAGATGGCAGAGCGAGTTCTTGGAAATGGACTACGTCTCCGCATGCTACCATCGGAAGATGCGGAACGATGCCAAGTATGCCTCGTAATACCAGCAGGAGAAAACCAAGAAGGACCACATCGTCCACAAGCAGCCCACGCGTGTGAACATATTTGCTGTGCGTTCAATGGTGGCTTTCGCGAATCGTATGGGTTCCTGAGGCTAAGAGATGAATATGGGATTGTGATTGGAGCAACCACCCATGCTGACCACACGAGATATTGTCTTATGAATATACCATGTACACAACAGGCTATACATAGTGCGACTAGGTTCCTTGCTGGAATATTTGCACCTACTGGGTTTCGGGGTGAGGCCGGTATGAGGGAAATGAGGGTTATAGAAAGTGAGATACATGGTGATGACCCAGCTCAATCTCTTATGTGGACAATGTCCTACTGGATACGACAGGGGGATGGTCGGCCCACAGAAGCAGCTATACACCACGCGGGTATACCCAGCTTATCGATCGATACAGCACTTACATTCCATAAGGAGTTCTACCAACCATCGCGATGTGTGATTACCGTATGTGCTCCTGAAAAGGGGAGGGCGTTTGCCGAATGGGACGCATCACTGCTTCGGTATATGAGTGCGTCGGGGCAGTCTGGGTGGGGAAGGATGACACCCAATCGTTATATCCCAGGGAAGCCAACTCCAGCTGGGTGTGCGGCGTGTTCGATCCCTCGGGGGATATGGGAGGTGCCAATGAGGGCGAAGGAACATTGGCTTCTATGTGCGATTCCCTTTTGGGCTGGGTCTGGTAATCAATCATTAGCGGAGGTTCGTGCGCGGTCGCTTGTTGCTACGTGCTGTAGATTGAGCGGGTCATCCGATCTGGATATAATGACACTTACAGATTTACTAAGAGCCAAACTCGGTATTACGTATTCCTTGAACGGGACAACGATGTATATTACTGACAAATCTGGGAGGAAAGGATGTGTTGCGATATTGGGAGCAGTTCTTACTCGTGACCTAGAACATTCCGAAGTTGGACTTGTTCAAGAGATCCTTCGCAGAGAATCAGCAAGAATGCCGGGGAGAGGTGGACTCGGTGGATTAACCGCGTGGTTCGTTAAGAATCGTCAACCTAAAGTTGTACGTGAAACTATGAAACAATGCGGTATTCCATTTGTTGATTCGTTGAGTTGGGAAGATATACGTACGTCACACGATACGACGAAGATACAGCGCGGGGACTATTGTATAGCCTTCTCTTCTCATTCTTCGTAGAGGAAATGTCAACACTTGTACAAGGACATACTTGCCCGCGATGCGGACAGGTCTTTCCTAGGTCGGAAAATCTTAGACGACATCTTTCGCGAAAGAATCCATGTATTGACAACTCAAACATACGAAATATAACACTACATTCAACAAGTGACTCTATAGGTCTATCATATGACCCACTCCCCCCGACTATCGAGACATACGATGAACCAATCTGTCCATTTTGTGGTAAGACATTTTCGTCTGTTACAAATCGCAACAAACACACGAGGTATGTCTGCCGTTCTTTTTTGGATACCAAAATGAACTCGGTCGTACGCTCATCTGTATTGGATTACTTACATATGATTGAAGATAGAATACAATCTGCTGCATGCAATACAAAAGAAGATGTTCTTAAAATAATACAAACAGAAGTTCAACGTCTCACTTTTACAAGATGACCCAAAATCGGGAATACCCAGTAGATGGAACAACGTACGGACAATATACCGTCCATTGGGAGTACAAGTGGTAGTGGTGTTATTATTTTAGGGGCTGTTTTGGCGATTGGAGTGCTTTCTTTGGTCACTGCCCTGTATCGTCTGGGACCCGAATATCCCGAGAAAATGTTGTTTATTGGCACAATCTTGAACGGCATCCTCGGTGGACTTATCCTGATATTTTACATATCTGGGGCGAATAGTCTTCCTGGTGGTGGAAGTTCTACATTATTTGTGTTGTTAGCAACTGCCTTTGCCATTAGTACCGTTAATACTACGTCATATGCTTATCTTAACACACCTGGTGTATCTGTGTGGCTACTTCCTTGGGTGATTACCGCCTTTGTGGCCTCTATGTTTATGATTTTCATAGGGTCAATCGGTGGCCATAGTAACATATACTTTTACATTGGAATGGCTCTGCTCGTGGCGCTCTACGTATTGTACGCTGCTTCGTCATCAGGTGCGATGGGATTCCAATCTGCTGGAAAACCTCTTCCGCCATCTAGCCCATACTATGGTGGAGCAGAAGGACGTAGCGTATACGATATGGATAAGGATGCGAAAGAAACAGAACCAAACAGCAGAACACTTACCGATCTCACATATCTAACTGTCGCATATCCAACATTCAATGATACGGATAAGATACCTGTACCAAACACTCCCGATGTATATGGTTCTCACACACTTGCTAACTACCAAAACACACTGAACGCCGGAGCATCTGCGCTCTACTTGGATATTTACTTCCAAGACCAGGATGTTGCGTTGGACGGGGGAACTAGTACACCGTCAACTCTCAATACTTGGCGGGTAGGAACACTTAATACTATCACGGGCCTCGTACAAAACCGGAGAACCATCAGCCTGGCAAGTATTCTCGCCGCAACCCAGCGAACGATTGAAATGAACCGTGGTACAACTGGCAAGACATATTTCCTGATTCTAAACCCGCGGTACACCTCGGGACAGATGAAGGGTGGAACTGAAAACGCTGAAAATATCCTTGCGAAAACGATTCAAGATACGGTACGGTCGTGTGGGCTTCCACCGATGTCTCAGCGCAAGACGAATACTGCGCAGGGTATTTCAGAGACACGGCTCAACCAGGCGCGGGATCAGGTCATATTCATCCTAGGTGGTGTGCGACCACCTACCAGCCAGGCTCTGCGTAACACGATTCAGGGAACAATAGACCTTCAGGATACATACATCCGCACAACAGCCACTTCCCCCGGTACGCCAGAAACCGCTCTTGCGTACACGCCTGGGATTTCCAAGGTACCATTTGATTCACCGACTGTGTTGTGTACGAACTCGGCAAACGCGGATAGTGTTCTCGTCTCCCAGAACCGGTCTAAGGATTCAGTTGCGAATGGTACAACCAGTATGCCACAACTGTGTGTCGTCTTCCCCAATGATTGTGATGCGACTAGGTCGTTGTACGAGGATACCAATCTACCACACATACGGTTCGGTGCGTCGTTCCCAGTAGTATTCCCCGCTGCTCTTGGTCGGGGATACACGCAAAACGCGAATATATTGAACGGATATTCATTTGAAGCCACCAGGAATAGTTCACAGATACGTTCGTACGTGTGGGACAATACCATTGATGCGGATACGAACCCCCAGGCTGAGTCTTTCCTTTCGCTTATCCAGCATTGTGGTAACACCGATGCAAAACCGGTAAACCCTATGCTGAAAGGAAGCGCATCCGGTAGTGCTTGGACGGACATACTCGGCACTCGTATCCAGCCGACGCAGTGGTGTGATTCATTGGAGTCCCATAAGACGATGACATATCTGGCTCGCCCAATTGTGTTGTACCATCCAGCTACAGTGGTGAACCAGATGAACACTGCGATGTCAAGAGCGAAGGTCGGGAAGACATACAACATCCGTGGTAAAACACCAGTGCCAGGTTACGCTGTGAAGCCAGCTATACTTGACCACTGGGGACCAAGCGGCAGATACGGAATCTACGTTCTGCGGTCGGTTGTAACACACGGAGATGTTCGGGCGTCTAGGCTGGATTAGAGGATTGCCTTGGTATTGAATAGAGGAAGATGAATAAAACATTACGTAAGTCTCGTAAGCCAACTGGGTATCCAATACTCACTGACGAGATGATCGAACAGTTTGCGGAGACCACGAAACGGATTAGTGAGTCTATCGCGAAGGACCAAACACGTGAGATGATACTGGATCCGAAAATCATCAACACGTTGAAACACGTAGAGTCATTTGTATCCAAACACCGTCTTGTTGTATATGGTGGTACAGCGCTCAATGCGGTCCTCCCATTAAAAGATAGGTTCTACAGTCCCGAATACGACCTCCCAGATTGGGATTTCTTCTCTGATAACCCCGTACATCACGCTATCACGATTGCGGATGAAGTCCATAAAAAGACTGGGTCAGAGACATTTGTTACAACCGCCGCGCATCACGGTACATATAAAGTGTACGCAGACGGAGTGTCTATTGCGGATATTACTCACGTAGACACGGAACTACTGGATGTATTGCGTTCTCACGCCCTGAAACGCGACGGCATATTGTATTCCGGACCCGATTATCTCCGTATGGCTGCGTATTTAGAACTGAGTCGCCCGCGAGGCCAAGTTGACAGATGGGAAAAGGTTATGAAACGGTTAAGTCTCGTGAACAGAGCTCATCCAATCCACACGCGCGATTATAAAACAATCAAACCGGAACTATCCAGAACAACCCGCACGGCGATTCTTCGCGAACTCGTGGCGATCCAAGGTGAGCGCAAAAAGGACGAAGAGGAGTTTGCCTTTTTCGGCCCCGAATGTGTTGACCTTGTACGTCGTTCGGTAGGTCGTGACGGGCGCAAACGCGCCCCCGAGTTTTCCGTTCCGCGCTATGGATTGTACCCAATGTTGTTATCAGCAACACCCAAGAATACTCTTCGTCGTGTAGTTGCGGCGTTCAAGTCACAAGTAGATATCGTAGGTGAAGATGGTACAATAGAGTTTACTACCCGTAAGGGGCGTGGTGAGTTCCTTCCATCATTTTATGAAGTTCGTCTTGGTATGGGAGGGCCAATCCTGTGTCTTATCATTGGTACGAGCAATGGATGCCAGAGTGTATACCGCATTCCAGCCAGAGTACCGATTGAGAATGGTGGAAGGAAATCAACTGAAGTCGTGATAGCGTCGATTGAATCGTGTTTGTATATGTTCCTGTCTGTTCGTTTTGCTAGGATATTGCCGGTGCCTGCGTCTGCGATTCTTAAGATGTGTGATACTCTTGTTCGTATTCACTACAAGGCTTTCATTGAGATGAAAGAACCAATCCTTCCACTTCCAACGAAGTGTGTCGGTGTACAAGAAACACTATATGATATGCGCAAGGAACGGCAAAGCGCATTGAGGCGGATATTTAAGAAACGGGGGTGGAAATCCAGTGCGGAATATTACTTATGGAATATTCGCTATACTGGTGGCGATGAATCTCTCCGGAACACGATCCTGCGTGCCCTGAAGAAAGAAGAACCAAAACGTAAATATAATAAAACATTTAAACGGCGGGAGAGTCATACTGCCTGAGAGGGCATTCATCCTGATGACGCCTGCGGCGCTCCTCGCGCTCCATCATACGCATCCACCCAGGAGGACGGCACCCCTCGGTCGCTTCTGCCATCCCGGTAGACGGGTCAACCAGAGGCTTTGACGCACACCCGCACGCTGTCCCACCCGGAAGTATATCATCCTTGCGAAGTTGGCGGATAGTATTGGACAGTACTTCGCGGAGTTCCTCTATGTGCTTCGTCTGGCGAGCGTCAACATTCGTCTTGGGGTCATTTTTATGGGCTTCCTTTTGTTTCCTCTCAAGCACATTAATCTTCTCAACTGTATCCCGCAATACCTTACGCATATCTTCAATATGTGTTTCATCCGCAGCCACTTCGCTTTTAAGTTCTTTCATATCTTTGGATTCTTCTACGGTCTGTTCTGAAGACTGAAACCCTTCTGGTGAAGATGGAGCCATAGCTCCGAGTAACACTCCGATAAGAACTGTTCCCACAAGAATAATCACGAGTGTTGTGAGACGTGTCATAAGATGTCCTTTCATTCTACAAGATGTGAATGGAAAAACATTGCATCGTGCCGTGTCGTATGCCATTGACTTTACTCCCTGTAGTTCTGGTAGTCATCATCATCGCCACCATCATCATCGTCGTCAATCCGAGGAGCAACATACATTTCCGTGAATCCGGCATCGTTGTCACACCGGAAGAGAACCGGGATGTCCTTGCTAAACGCCACCCTCACATCGGCAGACATCTGACCTGCAGCGAAGAGACGCTTGGGATAGGTTGCGGCAAGTGAGACTTCCAGTGCCTCATCCAATCCAGAAGGGGTCGTGTGTACGACTACATCGGCATCAACAGCATCAGTCTTATACCGCAGACGCATTTGATGTTCACTGCTCCCTGGGACCCATGCAAAGTTTACAGACGATGCCTCAAGAGTTTCTGCCTGCCCAAATGCCTTCTGGAGAGTCTTAAACGGCACATTTGCAGACACATCAAACTCCATATCAGGGATTTCCAGGCCATCATCATCAAGATCCATCAGCTTGATTACGAAATGTGAAGGACCATCGTCAGTCGTAATAGTTAGTTCCATGGAGTCATTTCCCGATTCAACGCCAATACGAATGCCCTGTGGGTTGCTAAACGCACTTACAATCTTTGCAACAACCCTATATGGAACACCTGCCGTAATATCATCTCCTCCATAATCATATCTTCCACCACCAGAAGTCATCATTCCAGACGGGAATGATGTCCGTAGAAGACATACATGACTTTGGTCCATTCCACCCAGTACAATGCCATATTCTTCAAATGTCATATTTCCATCGCCAATCATATCCGCGTAAAGTTTCATGACCGCAAGAAATGTCTTGATGTGGGAGTTCGGAATGAGTACTTCAGTACGCGACATCTTTAGTGTTAGTATATGCGTGTCTTGTATTACGTAGATATTTGACGTCAATTATGAATACTATTTCGCAACCGCAGCTTTAAGTTTTTGGTGAGTTGCTTTACCCTTGTCATCCATTGCTTTCAGAAGCTGCTTTGCTCTCAGTACGTCTTCCCGTGTTGTTTGAAGTGAATCTCGCAATCTGGATAAGTTTGCTTGAGATGAATGGACTATGTTTGTAGCATCGTGGAATGAATAGACCGGGATAGTAATCGTCCGTCGCGTTACTGTAAATGCCTCTTTGTTTTTTTCTTGAGATTTTCTTTTCTTTTCTAAATCCCTACTCTGTTTTTCGGATTGTTCTTGGAGTGCCTGTATACGTGGTAGTAATGACGCGACACTATCTCCATTCGTACTCCATTCCAATATAGTTGCGTTTTGTTCTAGGCGCGTAATGGCATTTACAATTACGTTTGCGTATTGTTTACTCTGGCTGTAAAAGGTCCGCTCCTCGTCACTCTTAGATGTCCAGTTGAACTGGATCTTGGTAGATGGGTCTGGTAGTGATATCTGGGGGATTCCAAATGGGAGCCCACCTTCGTTATCCTTAAGTCCTCCAAGCGGACGTTTACTCTGGCTTTTCAATGGGTCGTAGTATGCAGTAAGTGGGTTATCAATCATATTCGCATGAGCACGTTGTTCTGGGGTCATAGTCAGCCAATGAGTGTGTTTTTTCCTCGCAGCTTGTTCAAGTTGACTTTCAACAGATACATATTGTGTATATATGTCCTGAATGTCATTTTGTATAGAATAAAAGGAATCATGAATGCCTGTTAGTCCTGTTTTCCATTGAAGAACATCTGCTTGACTCCATGGGGAACCACCCGTATAGTTATATACGATTTCAACAATATCCTTTTCATTTGTAAATGATTCTATCGGTATGCGCCTGAACATAGGGTATAGAACTAATGCCACACACACTATGAGAATACAACCAATCAGAGCAAGATTCACTTTGTTCATCTGCTAAGTCTGGTAGTTTTTGAGAGCAAGGTTAGATTGGATGGTAACGGTTACAAATACACCTACTGATAATACTAACCCCCTCCGGACTGGTCCTGCGAATCCATGTGGGTCAAATACGTGCGGTGTTTCGAACATAGGAATCAAATGTTATAATCCATATTCATCATCACAATCATTTTTTCTTAGTATGAAAAAGCAAATAAGAACTGCACAGGGTTGTGCAAACTACGCACCTGATTGTGCGAATGGTGGGTGTTCAGGAGGTACATGTACAACACATTCGGGTAAACAACGTGTCATCGCATACAGAAATCCTGGTGTGAGTGCATCACCTTATCAGGGTGGTGGTTCTGCGAAAGAACTAATGAATCGCGTGAAACATCGTATGCCAACAACCGTCCGTGGCAGACAGACAGCACAGTCTACGTTGATTCGTGCGGCACGTCCGGTACAATGTCTTACTAAATCTATGCTCGGTAGACCAAACACATATGGAACTGGAGTAATGCTCGCAAGGACACCACAGAGACCCGTAGCGTGGAATCCTCCACATACAAAGGCGTGCTGTACGGACACAGAGGCTAACGCGCAGACACCAAGTAATACGATTAATCAGGTACGCGGTGTTCCACAGAACGTGATTGGTCCTGGTAATACATGTAAGGGACCTTGTACGTGTGGTGCATGTGGAACCTGCGCTTAAATGAAAAAAATGGCCTGTTCTAGATAGTAATATATAAATGCCTAACTCTCAACCCCTCCGTACATTTGCGTACTTGAACCGTGTTGCTGGTGCGAGAACTCTTGTTGCTAGTAAATGCACAACTGACACTACCACCGCCAAGCAGGGGTTTATCACGTCCAATAAACTCCCACAATCGATGCGTTTGCTCAATGAGAACCTCGGTAAGCTGGCGTGCTGCGAATGCGGCGCTGGGTGTAAATCGTCTATGACAAAACTGCTCGGAAGGACTCCTGGTTGTGGTTGCTGCCGTGCGTAGTTTTTTTAATGCGATAATGCTCGTATTACGAGCATCCTCGTATATGTGATTATGCATGAATGTCTTTAATACGTAATACTTGGTCGTGAATCATTGCGGTTGTTCGTCTGAGCCCCCATATGAGAAGCGTGCAATCTGGTGTAGAATCATTCAAACTAAGACGAAGTTCTGTACGGGGCATATGTTCCAAGAAAGTCCCTCCACTAGGAACACGCGGGTCTGTATCCCAAAAACGCCCATATACAAAGCGAGTACGAGTTGGAGGAGTTCTTCCTGATTGAATCCAAGAGTCTTGTCTCCACCACAACGCCTCGCGGCGTTCTAACACCATACTCCCGACCACTAACTCTGCGTCTTTTAGTATCTCTGCCGGAGGACAATCTACAACTGTGTCACCTACTGTAAATCTATCCGGTTCTGTGTATAATATATCCAGGGTACTTTCATCCAGGTGTCGTTCAGACGTACTTTCATACCGAAATGCGTCGAATCTTGTATGTCTACCAGCTCTTTGATGGAATATAGGACGGAGAGCAAATACAACTCCAACGAGTTCATTTTGAAAGGGAAGAATCACAGAATGATGTTGGCGTCCTTGAAGAGGAATCTCCATAAATGTGCGCGTGATTACCGGAAGTGACCAACCGGGATTGGGAAGACGCGATGATAAAAGAGACCCGTGAAATCCCCGTATTCCATATCTATCGCGAGTTGGAAGGTCACTTACCTCATAAATAACAGATGCCCGAATAATACCCCCATTTGTATTTACTCTGCCAACCCATGTATCTTCTCTTGGTGCGTTTGCAGAGGGCCTTGATGTATCGGGTTGTGTAAATGCGTCATTCATACAACTATCTTCGGCAAGGCGACATGGATAACGGGTACGAACATGACATACATGCCGATCTTCCCTAAGCAAAAATAGGGGTACTCCTCTCGAAACAGAAGCCTGCTCTCTGAAAAAGAATGGTAAATCGATAATCACATCACGTTCTTCGTCATCTGTAACTGTTAATGAACTTCCTGAAATATTATATTCTAATACATCTCGGCCAATATGTCGGTCCCCCTCACGGTCAGAATCATGAGTGATAGAAATCCATTCTCCTTCTATTCGATCCACAACATCCCCATCACAACGAAGTGTAACATCTCTGATTAGATTTGACCCAGCTGGAAGTGGTACATTTACACCTCTTAGTGTTAAGACTAGATACATTGCGTGAAGAAGGTCGCCTTCACTGGGAAATACAAACCGTAGTGTCCCATCACGCGTAGAATCAGTTGCCGGATGTTCTTCCCAACGAACAGTCCAAGGAACGTGATCGCGAACACGTTGAATATCTATGGGATACGTCCCCCTTGATGCGTGTTGTGTCAAGTATGCAACTTGAGGACCTTCCCCGGCATGATGTATGATTCGCGGGTCCATCTACCCGATAATATATTAGCAATAGTTTAGAAGAAACAGATGCCATCTCCGGTGTTAGCCGATATATCAAACTTTCCAATACAGATCGATGTATCTACTATGAATTCTGCATACACGAACTCACAAAATGTTACATTGAGTGATATGTTTATGTCCGATAACGCGACTAATAAGATTGTGAGTATATTGCGTGAATCATATAAAGCATCCTCAGGTGCTACACTGGTAGATGACCCATCGATAGATGGAATATACGAAGAAGGATTGAATATATCAACACATGAAATTTTGACTATTGTATTACAGAGTATGTCATATAGTACAATACAGACATTTGGTAATACTCTGAGTACAACATATATGCGCGATGGAGATGCTCCATTCCAATCGGGAGATATCTATACATTCCCTCTTGTTGTTAGACCCGGTGACTTTACGGTACAAAATGACACACCATATAATATAAGTTGTGGTGTCACATTTTTTGGATCTTCTCTCGATGGAAGACCACTCTTATCAAATCCAGGGGAAACAAGTACGATATCCGAATGGATATATACAACGGATGCGTTAACGGGTCCATATTATGAAGGAACTGCAAATGATGGGTTTATAGTAAATATGGCCATTCAGATGACAACTACGTAGACTAGAGTCATGTGATTAATCTGAAAACAATGGCCCAATCTTTCCACGTTGTACGCGGAATGGTTCATCACTTACAGCAACAACCGTGAGTCGCCCAGGTGTTGTCTGGAGCCGTAACTCTTCAAATCTAGATGCGTTTAAAAACCCAGGGCGAAAATCTATACTATATAGGGCATTGTCGGGCAACCCAGTCCCCGTTGTTATCCTCGTCCAATCCTGGAAAAAATCCTCTGGTGGAACCTGTTGATACCAATGTGTTGACCCTGCATATACTTGGTTTAATATGATTGGTTCATATACTCTCTCACCGCCGACTGAATCAGAATTCCTTGGAGATGCATATACCAAACGACGTAGTCCGTGGTTTACGGGTATTACACGCAACAGGCCTTCTGGATTGTCAAATCGAAGCAAACGTATTTGACGTAGAATCATCAACCTCGGTCGAGACATTAGTTGTTCACGGAGTTCTGCTGGTATCGTATACCCAGTTACGTCTGCGGTTGTCTCTGTGATTACGAATCCTCCTTCCACCGACGGTGGGCTAATCGCCGACCCTGATTCTGGAGCCGCACACCCAGCATAACCACTCCCTGACCCAGAAATGGTCGGTGGGTCATAAGGGTCTACAGACGTTGGTACAATCAGTTGACTCGCCGAAGCCAGTGTAACCTCCAGACGAATACGACGATGACGCAACGCAGCACTCGGGAGTGGGGCATATCCATCTGTGCCAAATGACCACGGAATCCTTATACGGAGACGTCCATCGGGTGACCCTGTGATGGGAGGAGTAGGGAACAATAGAGGGTCCAGACCTCCAGGATGTCGGTACCCATAGTTATTGGCATCAGTTCTTGCGCGGTCCGCGATATCCTTATCTTGCTGATTGAGGAGGAACAATGCTTCTCCGGGACATTCATATAGAATCGCATCCTCGTGGCGAATCACTACTCGCTCTAGAGCATAATACCCCACACCATTTATCCACCGATACCCATCTGGAAGTTCTGGAAGACGGAAACGCAGAGTTAAATCACCAATCAAGTCGGCTGTTAGTGGAAGGTCTGCAACAATCGTTTCTCCAAATCGATGGGACCCACGTAGAGCAACTGAGCGAGTTGACCTTGAAAAGGCTTCGTGTGTGGGTGACTGGGTGAGATAACCTAGTACTTCATCGGGGATACCCTCTTCACTGTGACCTGGTGTCCCATATGCCGCCGGACTGACACCGTGTTCCTGTGACCCGATTGCTGGGTTACTATGAGGACGCCCACCTTCCCCATCGTGTTCATCACCGTGGAATGAGTCTACGGAATCCACTAGTCCATTCTTAATACGCAATCTCTGACCACGCTGGATCACGACTGATACTTCATAACGGTCACGGTCACCTGGTGTACGGTCAATCGGGTCGAAACGAAGACGTAGTGATATCTTTGCACTGGATCTAGTCATCGCACCAGGCGCAGAATATATATCACGTGACGCACGATATACAGCGCTGATTGGAAGAAGATGGAGTCCATCTTCACCCGGCGACGTTGTGCTGGATGGTCTGCTGTTATTCATCCGAGCACATCGACCAAATCTTGATATGTATCGAACGACTTCGGGACGAAGAGGACGACTTGTTGGCCTAGACCCTATATCCAACCAACACTCGCGAAGCGCACGGTACACATCAGGTGCGAGAGGGTCCTTGTAGAAATCACCTCGATACCTCTGGAGAGTGGTGGTCGTTTCACCTGGATTACCAAGCACAAATGCGATGGAACGAAGGTCTCGAGTGTCTTCCAACAAGAACGATTCCAACGTTGTGGCAGACCCCTTTTCATAGACCCGCGTTTGGTCCGCAAACGTAGTGATTGGTAGTACCAGATTCATTGTCTCAACTTGACGAACTTGTCCTGGAGGAAGCGTTAGTCCTTGAAACCAAAATCGTGTCCCTCGTAAATCTAGATTCGCTGGCATATTCGAAGCAGACGCATACGTTACACGTACAACTAGTCGGGTTCTAGAAAGCGATACGAGTGGAAATGGAGCACGGTCTTTGAAAATACAAAACGGAACCGATAGTTGTACCGTACTTGTTGACCCAGAAGTAACTGCTTGGCCATATGCAAGGGCCTGGAGTGCTAAATACTGATCTTCAGGTGTAGTTGTTTGGGTCCAGGTTAAAATATCCAGTGGAGTGAGCGTTTCGATGAGGATTTTATCTTCCGTTAGCAACTCTATCTTGCGGATTGCTCGGAGGATTGCCGGGGGAGTACGATTTTCAATATCTTCAGCTGGGTCATATCCAGGTGTTATAGGGATTTCCAGCCACGCTGATTCAAGGAAATGTATATTTGTTTCACGAGAAGTTGGTATCGGAAAATGTACTACAGCATCTGGCTTTGCTGATCCTTCGGCTTCTGCGTGAGATATAGCTCGTACAGTTGGATATATGGGCGGATGTGGGCGTACTATCCGCGCTTCCTCTGGTTCCAGAGACGTATGCTCTGAATGATGTTGCGATATGAGGACCTCGAGTATCGGGGCCGTCGCGTCGTTTCCTGCCATCTAACTACCTTTCGGGGAGCAGTCTAAGGCCGCCTAACGGGAACATTCCCGATACGGCCCGCTTCCTGAGGCTTCCAGTCCGCCGAAGGTTCCACAATAGGGAGTACCAAGTTCTTCGTCGTCAACCGAGTTGAGTTATTGAATCTCGCCGCGTTCATTCCCTGCGCCTCGTCGTATTTGCGCTCCAGACCGCACGGAGCACCGGGGTTGCTGGCGCGATACATTCCACCAGCAGGACGGCACCCATCATTCGCAACCACGCGCATCTCCGCGTGAGACCTCGGCAGAGTCGCCTGTGGAAGAAGAACACGCTGTCCAAATGCGCGCTCGGTCAATGGCTGGTCCAGATTGCGCAATGAGGATTCATTATCAATCGCCCCGGCATAATGAGCGAACTCTCCGTGGTGAGGGAGAAATCCACCCTGTTCAAGAGCCGGGCGGTCATGTGAATGTGTTTCTACGAGTGTTTTTGGGGCCTGGCGAGGCGTTGACTCGGCACCCCGCCACGTAGGACGATGATCGATTGGACCATACACCCGGGGATTGTCATTGGGGATGTAATATGCCGTATAGTCGGTTGGGTGTCTTTCATAGCAGAATGTCATTCTTGGGAGGTTGCCGGTAATCGGCCGGTCGGCTGTTGGTCTATAGTTTACGCGGTCCATCTATATTCAACTGGAAGGATTTGGTAGTTCAGACATCGCCGTGAATCCCTCTACTGTGGTATGTGGTTTACCACCGATTAGTCCCCAAAAATCGGGTGATATGACCCCGAGACCAAGACCAGTTTGGTCAATCGTTTTGAATACTCCGTAAAAGATTACACGAAGTGCATCCTTATGGTACGACAACAAGGCAACCCCCATCATACATACGCCAACCAGCGGTACTAACAGTGTCCATACTGTGACAGGTGTATGGTCTCCTAATATGGCATTCTGTACCCAGTCAAGTGGGATCAGTGTAATACCGATACCAGAAACAAGCAACGTGATTTGTACTGCGTCCATCTATGTTGTCTTATGGTATTTAGATGACAAATCAATACAAGATCGGAAGAGCGTCGTGTAGGGAAAGAGTGTAGCGG